GTCTTTCGCGTCTCTCTAGTTGTCCCCAGGGGGCTCGATGAGCCAGCAGCGGAAGGACCTCGAGACGCTCCGCAAGGGGCTGCTGGCGGCCTTCAGCAAGGCGGACGTGGCCGTGAAGGCCCAGATCGCCGGGCAGCTGCGGGCGGTCGTCAAGGATCTGGCGGCGCTGGGCGAGGTGTCCGAGGAGGTTTCGGCGGCTGATGAGATCGCAGCTCGACGTGCGGCTCGGCGAGCAGGTGCCGCAGATCCTGCACAGCCCGCCCGGCGTGGTCAGCCTCGACGCCGCGGAGGAAGCAATCGAGCTGGCTGATGCCTACGGGGTGTGCGACGGGAACCCGTTGGCCGAGTCCCAGAAGATCACCCTGCGCGGGGCGATGGGGGAGCGGGCTGACGGATCGTGGGCGGCGTCCCGTGTGGCGGACTTCGGGCCGCGGCAGGGGACCGGGAAGAGCGACAAGATCGCTGTCCGGGAGCTCGCTGGGCTGGTCCTGTTCGGCGAGAAGCTGCTGATCCACACGGCGCACGAGTTCCCGACGGCGAACGAGTGCTTCCTGCGGCTGGTCGGCCTGTTCGAGAACTGGGATGACCTGCGTAAGAAGGTCGCCCGGATCCGGTATGCGAACGGCGAGCAGGGCATCGAGCTGTTGTCGGGGCAGCGGCTGAAGTACCGGGCGCGCACGGGCGGGTCGGGGCGAGGGTTCGCGAAGGCGGATCTCGTCGTCTACGACGAGGCGCAGCACCTGGGCCGGGAGCATCTGGCAGCGTCGGGCCCGTCGAAGCTGGCGAACCCGAACAGCCAGACCTGGTACGCCGGGTCGGGAGGGTTGCCGACGTCGCATGTGGCGTGGGCGATCCGCCGTGACGCCCTGTCCGGTGACGCCGGCCGGTTGGCGTACACGGAGATGACCGCCGAGAAGGTGTCGCTCGTCGACGGGAAGATCCGGTCGGTGCGCCCGGACCCGTACGACGTGGCCTCGTGGTACCAGGCGATGCCTGGGCTGGGCCGGTGGGTGACCGAGGAATCGATGCGGGCTCTGCTCGAGGAGATGGGCCCCGACCTGTTCGCCCGCGAGTGCGAGTGCGTGTGGGATCGGGAGCTCGGCGACGAGGGCGAGTCGATCATCTCCGCCGAGGAGTGGGCGTCGCTGGTCGCGAGGTCGACGGCGGCTGACCCTGTCGCTCTGGCGTTCGACGTCACCCCGGACCGGTCGTCAGCGACGATCGCTGCCGCGGGGGCGTCGACGGCCGAGGGCCATCGGGTGCATGTCGAGGTCGTGAAGCAGGACCGTGGGACCGGGTGGGTTGTGCCGCTGCTGGTGCAGCTCGCTGTGGCCCGCGGCCCGGTGGCGATCGTGTGTGACCCGGCCGGGCCTGCCGGCGGGCTGCTGTCTGCAGCGGCCGCGGCGGGTGTCGAGGTGACGCCTGTGTCGGCCCGTGAGCACGCTCAGGCGTGCGGTGGGCTGCTCGACGCGGTGAAGGCCGGGGATGTGTCGCACATCGGCCAGGTGCCGCTCAGCGCGGCGGTAGCGGGTGCCGCGACCAGGGACCTCGGTGACGGGGCCTGGTTGTGGTCGAGGAAGTCGTCGGACGTGGACATCTCGCCCCTGGTGGCGGTGACGTTGGCGAAGTGGGCGTGGGAGAACGCGCCGGTGCCCGAGGCGACCGCCTCGGTCTACTGACCGGAGGAGGCGATGCGTGTGGTGAACCTCCTCGATCTGGTCCAGGCCGCGGGTCTGGTCGGCCTTCTCGTGGCCGCCTGGTTGCTGTTCGGTGGCCCTGCGGCGCTCGCTGTGGCGTCCGTGTTCATGCTGGTCGTGCCCGAGGTCCGACGGTGAGCCTGTTCCGCCCGGCGCCCGAGCGGCGCGCGGACCGTCCGACGGACAGTCTCGGTGAGCTGTACCGGCGCCGGCAGCAGCCGTTCGACGCTGGCGGCCGGATCGACGTCGACCAGGCGATGCGTCTCGGTGCGGTGTGGGCCTGCGTGGACCTGATCGCCCGGACGATCTCGACGCTGCCGGTGCACGAATACGAGCGCGGCCAGGGCGCGCCGGTGCAGCTGCCCCCCTCGCCGCTGCTGACCAAGCCTGACGGCGACGTCTCGCGCACAGTGTGGCTGTACCAGGTGCTGTCATCGCTGCTCACTACCGGGAACACCTTCGGGCTGGTTGACCCGCCGATGACGGTGGGCTGGCCGGAACGTATCGAGCTGCTCGACGCGTCCAGGATCACGCTCAGCAGGGACGGCCGGTCGGGACCGGTCCGCTGGTACGTCGACCAGAAGCCGGTCGAGAAGTGGCCGGCTGGTCCGCTGTGGCACGTGCCCGCGTGGGTGCGCGCCGGGTCGCCGATCGGCCTGTCGCCGATCGAGCACGCTGCGCTCAAGATCGGGATCGGGTTGAACGCCGAGAAGTTCGGCGCCCAGTGGTTCCGCGACGGTGCGGTCCCCACCGGAATGCTCCTCAGCGACAAGACGGTGAACCCGGAGACTGCGAAGACCGTCAAGCGCCGGTGGCTGGACGCCCTGATGGGGAACCGAGAACCGGTCGTGATGGGCGACGGGTGGAAGTACGAGCAGATCCAGGTGACCGCCGAGGAGTCGCAGTTCCTGGCGACTATGTCCGCTACGAAGGCGGACATCGCCAGCTACTACGGCATCCCGCCCGAGGAGATCGGCGGTAGTTCGGGCAGCAGCATGACGTACTCGAACATCGAGTCGCGGTCGCTGAACATGCTGACCTACACGTTCGGGCCGTGGATCGTCCGCCTCGAGGAGGCCCTGACGGCGCTGCGCCCGGAGGGCCGGTACTGCAAGATCAACGCAGACGCGTTCGTGCGGGTCGATACGACCACCCGGATGAAGGCGTACGAGTCGGCGATCAGGACCGGGTGGCGGTCCCCGGACGAGGTCCGCGAGAAGGAAGACCTGCCACCGATCCCTGACGGGAAGGGCGACCGGTTCCTGTGGCCGCCGTTGCGTCAGCAGCTCACCGAGGAGGAGCTACTGCTCGGAGCGGACAGCGGGGCCGACGACGAGGGCGTGACAGCCCCCGCCGGCCCCGGTGCAGCGTCTGGTGGCGGCACCGCTGGTCGGGCCGCGGCCGGTCCGGAGGGCGGCCCGTTGGAGATCACACGGGCGCTGCAGCAGGTGTACCTCGCCGTCACCAGCAAGGTGATCACGAAGAGCGAAGCCCGGGAGATCGTGAACCGGTTGGGCGCTGGCCTGTCCGTGGAGTTGCCGCCCGAGCTGGTGGCCGAGCTGGCCCCTGGGCCGCAGGAGGTGTCCCCATGACCGATCTACGGAACCTGCCGGCCGAGGTCCTCGAACGGCTCGGCAACGACCCGTCCGGGATCGACGCACGCCAGCGCGGCAACGTGCTCGAGGCCCGGCTCACCAAGGTCGAGGTGCGCGCCGACGGCGACGACGCCGAGATCGACGGGTACGCCACCGTCTACGACTACCCGTACGACGTCGCCGGCGGGCCCCCGTGGGGCTGGGCGGAAACGATCGCAGCGGGCGCCGCCACCAAGAGCGTCCAGGAACGCGACGATGTCCGGCTGCTCCTCAACCACGACGGGCTCCCGCTGGCCCGCACCCGGGCCAACACGCTCCACCTCGAGTCCGACGACGTCGGCCTGCACATCGCAGCCAAGCTCGACACCCGGTCCACGCTCGTCCGAGACATCGTCTCCGCGATGGAACGTGGCGATCTCGACGAGATGTCGTTCGCGTTCCAGGCGCTCCGCCAGGAGTGGAACGAGGACTACACGGAGCGGCGCATCCTCGAAGTGAAGCTCTTCGACGTGTCGCTCGTGACCTACCCCGCCAACCCGGCGACCGTCGCACAGGTGCGCGACGAAGCCCCCTCGGCTGCCGTCGGCATGTCGCTCGCGTACGCGCGGGCGCTCGCTGACCGCAGCCGTCTCGCCGTCGCCTGACGGCAACCCCCCGCGCCGGCAACCACGCCGGGCTCGACGCCGGACCCCTGCCAGAGGGGCACCACCTCGCGCCCACCTGCACGCCACCCGGGACCCCACAGCAACCCGAACCGAGACCGTGGAGGTCCTCGCCATGTCCGTGCTCGACAATATCCGCGAGCAGATCAAGGCCGCTCTCGATGAGCGTGCCGCCACCCAGGCCGAGTTCGACGCCGTCATCGACGGCGCCGAGAAGCGCGGCGACCAGGAACTGACCGCCGACGAGACCGCGAAGGTGACCGAGCTGCGGGCCAAGCTGGCCGAGCTCGACGCCAAGCGCGTCGAGATCGAGGGCCGGGAGAAGGTCGTCGCCGAGGCCGAAGAGGCCAAGGCCGCCGCGACCCGGTCCGCCGAGAGGTTCGGTGGCACCGCCCCCACCTCTGTGGTGCATGTCGGCCAGGAGCCGCTCACGTACCGTGCCGACGGCGAACACTCGTACCTGCAGGACCTGTACCGCTCCCAGCGGGGCCAGGACCTGGGGGCGAGCCAGCGCATCGAGCGGCACGCCGCGGAGATGCGGGTGGAGCACCGCGACGCCGCCACCTCGGCGTTCGGGGCTCTCGTCGTCCCGCAGTACCTGACCGACCTGTTCACCCCAAACCTGCGGGCCGGTCGCCCGTTCCTCAACGTCGTGCGCAGCGTGCCGCTGCCCGACGAGGGCATGACGTTCAACGTGCCCCGCGGGACCACGGCGACCACCGTGCTGCAGCAGACCACGGAGAACTCCGCGGTCGACGAGACCGACTTCGACGAGACGACCCTGACGATCCCGGTGCGCACGCACTCGGGTCAGCAGGACGTGTCCCGTCAGGCGCTCGACCGTGGCCGCGGGATCGAAGCGATCGTGATGGCCGACCTGGCCGACGCCTACGTCACCCGGGTCGACTGGGAAGCGATCAACGGCACCGGTGCCTCCGGGACGATGTACGGGGTCCGGTCGACGACCGGCATCTCGACCGTCACGTTCTCCGGCACGTCGCTGTCGAGCGGGGTGGTGGACTTCAACCGGAAGGTCGCCGACGCGATCCAGCAGATCAACGGCAGCCGGTTCGCGCCGCCCGACGTGATCGTCATGCACCCGCGCCGGTGGGGCTGGCTCACGTCGATGTCGGACAGCAACGGCCGCCCGCTGGTCACCCCCGGCTACCACGGTCCGCAGAACGTGTTCGGCATCGGCGAGGCGGCCGGCTACGGGCCCGTGGGCGAGTTCCACGGTCTCCCGGTCATCACCGACGCCAACATCCCGACCACGGTGTCGACGTCGACGATCACCGGTGCGACCGAGGACGTGGTGATCATCACCCGGTCGTCGGACCTCATCCACTGGAACGACGGCGTCGGCCCGCTCACGGTCGAGTTCAAGGAGACGACCGCGGGAAGCCTCACGGTGAAGATCGTCGCGTGGGGCTACAACGCGTTCGACGCCGGCCGGTACCCGACCGCGACCCGGATCATCACCGGGTCCTCGCTCGGCGCCCCGAGCTTCTAGCCCGGGCCGCCATCCATGGTCTGGCCGCCGGCCGGTGCGTGTCCACCGCGCCGGCGGCCAGCCATCCCATCCCCCTCGACACGGAGGAACCCACCGATGGTGGATATCGAGATCCCGCGCGCTCGCGTGTGGGTCGCCAACGTCAGCAACGGTCAGGTCGCCGGCGAGTACGCGAAGTCGCTCGCCGCGATGGTCGCAGCCGATCTCACGAACAGCTGGGGCATGTTCCAGTCGATGCTCACCGGGAACTCCGGGGCGAACATCAGCAAGGCCCGCAACGAGATCGTGTCCCGGTTCCTCGACCAGACCGACGGCGAGTGGCTGCTGTGGCTCGACTCGGACATGGTGTTCCCGCCGGACACGATCGTCCGTCTGCTTGCCGCTGCGCAGGCCGCTGACACGAAGGTGATCGGCGGGCTGTGCGTGATGGTGACATCCGACGGGCCGATCCCGACGCTGTACCAGCCGGCCGAATCTCCGACCGATGTCACCCGGGTGCTGCTCAACGCGCCGGACGACCAGATCCTGCAGGTCGCCGCGACCGGCGCAGCGTGCCTGATGGTGCACCGCGACGTGTTCGAGGCGATGCGTGAGGCGTCACCGGAGGACCGGCTGTTCTGCTGGTTCCAGGAGAAGGTGATCAACACCCGGTGGGTGTCCGAAGACATCACGTTCTGTCTGCGGGCGAACCAGCTCGGCTACCGGGTGTTCGTCGACACGACCCTGTCGATCGGGCACTGGAAGCACGGCCGGGTGTGGCACGCGGCCGACATCGGCAAGGGCCACCTGGTGTCCCCGGCGAAGACCGTCGCAGTCATCCCCACCGCGGGCAGGGACGGCATGATCTCCGATCTCGTCGACCAGCTGGTCGAGCAGGGGAACTGCGACGAGATCATCGTGATCGACACGGCTCCCGAGGTCATCGTGATCGACACGGCTCCCGAGGGGTGGTCGAGCTCGGACGGCGTCACGTTGCTCAGCGGTGACCCGACAGCGGGCATCCACGCCTGGTGGAACCAGGGCATCGAGTACGCCATCGAGGAGCACGGCCACCGGGTCCGCATCGCGATCCTGAACGACGACCTCCGCCTCGGCGACGGGTTCATGGCCCGGATGGCCGAAGCGCTCGACTCCGGCGCCCCGCAACTCGCGGCGGTGTCCGGGAACTACGACGCCCGCCCGGGCGCCGGGCTCGTCCAGGAGGTCACCGACATCTGCGCCGGCCGGTACGACGGCACCGGCGGGCTCGCAGGGTTCGCGTTCATGGTCCGAGGCGACTGGTTCACGTCCGGCTACCGGTTCCCTGCCGAGTGCAAGTGGTGGTACGGCGACAACGACGTCGTCCAGGCCATGGTGGTCGGCGGCTACAAGGTCGGGATCGCGCTGCGCGCCGAGGTCGAGCACCTCGACGGTGGCGGGAAGACCGCCGGCGACTGGATGGCCCCGGAGTACGCGGCGCAGCTCGAAGCTGACCGTGAGGCGTTCGAAGCCCGCTGGAAGGCGTACGCAGCGCAGCGGGCGTCGATGCGCATGCCCGCAGAGGACGACTGGGACCCGCAGGCCCTGGCCGCCGGAGCGTCGGCGTGAGCCGCAGCCCGAGCATGGCGCCACAGGACGTCGTCGACACGCCGTTCCCGCACCTGGTCGTCGACGGGTTCTGGCTCACCAGCCTCCTCGACGACGTGCTCGCCGAGTTCCCCGCCCCGACCGCACCCGGGTGGAAGCAGTACGGGAACGGGAACGAGCGCAAGTTCGAAGGCCCCGAGGCGCTGTGGGGCACCCAGACCCGCGAGCTGCTGCGCCTCATCGGTGCGTGCTCCGGCTACCTGTCCGACGCGTTCAGGATCCCGGACCTCACGATGGAGACCGCCGGCGGCGGCTACCACCTGATCCCCCCGGGCGGCCGGCTCGCCGTCCACACCGATTTCAACCGCTCCCCGGACACGCAGCTGTACCGGCGCCTCAACTTGCTCGTCTACCTCAACCGCGACTGGGCAGACCCGGGCGGTCTGCTCGAGCTCCACGGCGACGACCGGGTCGTGGAGGTCGAGCCCGAGTTCAACCGGACCGTGGTGTTCGAGACATCGGACCGGTCGTGGCATGGGCACCCGCACCCTGCGGGCCGCTGGCGGTTCTCCGTGGCCGCGTACTTCTTCTCACCGGAGCCGCCGCCGGGGTACGAGGGCGACCACTCGACCAGGTGGCTCAACGGTGCATGACGCCGTCGCGGACTACTGCACCCGGTGGGCCACCGACGCGCCAGGCACCGGCCTCGACCTCGGCGGCCGCGACCTCAACGGCCACCCCCGCGGGCTCTGGCCTGCGACCCGCTGGCTGGCCCTCGACCTCCGGCCCGGGCCCGGCGTCGACATCGTCGCCGACGCCACCACCGACCGGGACCACGGCGTCTACGACGTCGTGCTCTGCACCGAGGTGCTCGAGCACGTCGAGAACTGGGCCGCCATCGTGGCAACCGCCGCACGGTCGCTCGCCGCCGGCGGCCGGCTCGTGATCACGTGCGCCGGCCCGGGCCGCGCGCCGCACTCCGGGATCACCGCCGCCGGCATCACGCCGGGGGAGTGGTACCGCAACGTCCCCCACGACGACCTCGCCGACGCGCTCGCCGGCCACGGCCTGGTGGTGGACGACGCCCGGCAGACCGGGTTCGACACGCAAGCCGCAGCCCGCAAGGAGGCGTGATGGCTGATCCGCTCGACATCCTCACCCTCGACGAAGCCAAGCAGTCCCTCTCGATCGACCTCACCGACCTCGCGGCCGACCAGGGGCCGCTGCCCCGGTACGTCACCGCCGTGTCCCGTCTGCTCGACTCGCGCATCGGCCCGACCGTGCAGCGCACGATCACCGGCGAGGAACACCACGACACCTGCGGGCGCTGCACGGTCGTGCTCCGTCACCGCCCGGTGTCCGCTGTCGCCGCGGTCACCGAGTACCGGGACACGACCGGCACAGCGCTCGCCGCCATGTCGCTCACGTCGCATCCCGCTGACGGCTTCCGATTCGGGTCCTACGAGCCGCAGGCGGGCCTGTACGACGGGATCATGGTCCGCACCGCCGGGGACCGGACCACGACGTTCCAGGGGCCTGTGGCGGTGACGTACACGGCCGGGCGCGCGGCGTCGACCACGAGTGTCGACGCCCGGATCAAGCACGCCGCCACGATCTGCCTCGAGAATCTGTGGCGCGACCGCCAACAGACCGTCGGCCAGTTCGGCGAGTTCGACGTGCCCATCGCCTCGTTCCCCACGTTCGCGCTCCCGCGCGCTGCCGCCGATCTGCTCGCCGAGGAGCTCGGCCAGAACGAACCGTGGGGCCTCGCCTGATGGCCCACGGCACCGCGTACTCGCTGACCAAGTCGGCGCTCGTCGCCCGCCTCGCCGCCCGCCCAGGGCTGCAGGACGTCGCCGTGTCCTACCAACCGCCTACCGGTGCCCCCGACGTACAGGCCCGCGGGTCGCACGAAGCGATCTTCCTCGACGCCGCCGACGGCAGCCTCGACAACGTCGTCCTCACCGCGGGCAATCTCCGGTTCGACGAGGCCATCGAAGTGCAGCTCGTCGCCCAGGTCCTCCTCGGTACCAGCAGCGGGACCCAGCGGGCCGCGGACGAACGTGCCGAGGCACTGATCTACGAGGTGCACGCCGAACTCGCCGCGCAGAACACCTGGCCGATGGCCGACCTCGGTCTCGACATCTTCGACTACTACCAGGTCACCCCTGCCTCGCAGCAGTGGGTGACCGGGTTCCTCCCTTCTGGTGCGGGGCACGCCGCACGCTGCGAGCTCGGCCTCCTGGTCGAAGCGCGCCGCTCGTTCCCCTAACCCACCACCCACCGTCACGGAGGTTGTCCCATGGCCCTCGGCTCTGGTCTCGCCGCGCAGTTCGGGTTCGTCTCCGAGACGACCTACGGCACCCCGGTCACCGTCACCAAGTTCCTGCCCCTCGTCTCCGAGTCGATCGTCGAAGCGATCCCCCGGATCGAGTCCGCGGGGATCGTCGCCGGCAAGCGGGTGATCCACTCCGACCAGTGGCAGGCCGGGATCCCGGTGATCTCCGGTGACGTTGGCCTCGAGCTGATGCAGCAGGGCGCCGGCACCCTGTTCCGGCACATGTTCGGGTCGGTCACCTCGTCGACAACCGGTGGCGTGTCGACACACACGTTCACGCCCGGTGACCTGTCGGGCCAGTCGCTGACGATGCAGGTCGGCCGCCCGCAGGTCAACGGGGTCGTGACCCCGTTCACGTACGCGGGGGTGAAAGTCGCGTCGTGGGAGCTGGGCATCGTCCCGAACGAGAACGTCACCCTCGGCCTCTCCGTGGTCGGCAAGACGTCGACGACCGCCACCGCTCTCGCGTCCGCGACCTACGTGTCCGCGTCCCCTTACCGTTCCACGAACACGTCCCTGGCGATCTCCGGTTCCGCCGTGTGCGTCCGGTCGCTGACGATCAACGGCAACAACGGGCTCGACACCGAGCGCATGTGCGTCGGTCAGGCGTCGATCGACGAGCCGCTCGAGGCGCTCCACCGGGTGTACGGGGGGACGGCAACGATCGAGTTCTCGTCGACCGCGCAGTACCAGCGGTTCGCCCAAGGCGGCGAGTACCCGATCGTGGCGAGCATCGCCGCGTCGTTCACCACGCTGGTGGGGATCACCATGAACGCCCGGTTCGATGGGACGACCCCGGTGGTCGCCGGGCCGGGCCTGGTCGTGATCGAGGCCCCGTTCAAGTGCGTCGCCACGTCGCTGACGAACGACGCGACAGCGATCACAGCCACGATGCAGAACTCGCAGACCGCCGGCCAGATCTGACCCTGGCGGTGGACATCCGGGTGCGGGGCCTGCCCGAGTTCCGCCGGGAGCTCAAGGCGGTCGACAAGGCGTTCGGTAAGGAGCTGCGCCAGGTCCACCTCAAAGTGGCCCGTCTGGTCGCCGACCGGGCGAAAGCCGCGGCACCTGCTCGGGCACGGAAAGCGATCCGGGCGCGGGCGACGCAACGGTCCGCGTCGATCGAGATGGTGAACAACCCGGCGGACGCGCTCGGGATCCTGTGGGGGATGCGCCGCCGGTCGGGCTGGTACGGGGCGCGCCGGTACCGGCAGTCGTCGGGACGGCAGTTCCGGCCGTGGGTCGGGAACCAGTGGGATCCGGGCGAGACCGGCGGTCAGCCGTACTACGTCGGCCCGGCGATCAACGCCTCGGTCGACGAGGTCGTCGAGCTGTTCGGCGACGGGATCGAGAAGCTCGCCGCGAGAGCGTTCCCGGACTAGGGCTCGCCGAGCTCCCCGATCCGGTCGGACACGTCGCTGTCGAGCCTCTCGATGTCGTCGAGCATCCCCGTCTTGTCGAGCACGTACACCCCGATCATCACCGACATCGGGACTCCGATCGTCAGGAGCATCAGCCCTGTCGACGCTTTCGCCCGTACCCACCAGTTCGCCCACCAGCTCATTCACCAACCATCACATCCACATGGAGGCACGTCCAGTGGCCAAGGCACCCAAGCCCGGAGCGGCACGCAAGGCCGAGGAGATGACCAAGGCCCGCCGGCGGGCGCTCGTCATCACCTTGAACGGCGCGTCGCACACGTTGCACATGGCCGATCTCGGCCCGGAAGACGACCTTGCCGCCCGCCGACAGACCGGCATGCCGATCTCGTCGTTCATCGGCGACGACATCTTCGGCGCTGACAGCATGCTTGTCCTGTGGTGGATGGCGCGCCGCAAGGCCGGTGAGCGCCGCCTCGCGTTCTCGAAGGTCCTCGCCCAGTTCCCGACGTTCGAGTCGATCAACGACGCCGACCCGTCCGTCGAAGCGGTCGAGGACGACGACGTGATCGAGGCCGAGGTGGCCGCTGACCCTTTGGGCTCCGGCGGGGACTGACGGACCTGTTCCCGGCGCTGACCGCCACGTACCCAGGGCTGATGCCCTGGCATTTCGGTGGCGACAAGCGGCTCACCTACTTCGAGGCTCTCGCTTACCGCGACGACCTGATCAGACGTGCCGAGGCCCACCGGGCGACACAGTGAGAGGAGGTGGCGGTGGCGTCGAAGCGGAAGCTGACGGTAGAGATCGTCGGGCAGGACAGGTCCGGGAGTAAGGCGTTCCGGGACGTCGAGTCCGAAGCTGACGGCCTGCAGGGCAAGCTCAGGTCGGCGGGTAGCAAGGCGGGCACAGCGCTCAAGGGCGCGTTGATGCTCGGCGGCGCCGCCGCCGGTGTGGCCCTGGCGTCGGCGGTGCTGTCCGGGTTCGAGTCGGAGAAGGCGAGCGACAAGCTCGCGGCGCAGCTCGGCGGGTCCGAGTGGGCCCAGGGTATGGGCGAGATCGCCGGCGACCTGTACGCGTCCGGGTTCGGCGAGTCGGTCACCGAGACAGCGGACGCGCTCCGCCAGGTGCTGCAGGCCGGGTTGCTGCCAGAGGACGCGACGAACGCGCAGATCGAGTCGATGAGCGAGAAGGCGCTCATGTTCGCGGACGTGTTGGACCAGGACCTGACGATGGCGACTCAGGCCGTGTCGAACATGATCCGGACCGGGATCGCTGAGGACGGCACCGCAGCGTTCGACGTCCTCACGAGGGGTGTGCAACAGGGCGCTGACCGGGCCGGGGACCTCATGGAGGTGTTCCAGGAGTACTCGACCCTGTTCCGGGACATCGGCCTGTCGGCGGAGGAAGCGACCGGGCTTCTGTCTCAGGGCCTCAAGGCCGGCGCGCGTGACGCTGACACCGTCGCTGACGCGCTCAAGGAGTTCGCGATCCGTGGCCAGGACGCGTCGGAGACGTCCGCGGCGGGGTTCGAAGCGATCGGTCTGTCGGCGGCGGAGATGACCCGCAAGGTCGCGGAGGGCGGCCCGGCCGCCCGGGACGCGCTCGGCGAGGTCCTCGACGGGCTGCAGAACATGGAGGACCCGGTCGCGCGTAACGCTGCGGCGGTCGCCCTGTTCGGCACGAAGGCCGAGGATCTCGGCGACGCCTTGTTCGCGCTCGATCTCGACACGGCAGCCGAGCAGCTCGGCGTGGTGGGTGGCGCGACCGAGGGCCTGGGTTCGGCGTACGACAACGCCGCGTCGAAGATCGAGACGTTCAAACGGCAGGGCCTGCAGATCCTCACCGAGTTCATCGGGAACGAGGTCATCCCCCGGCTGGGTGAGCTGTGGTCGTGGCTGTCCGAGAAGCTGTCGCCGGCCGTCGCTGCCCTGTGGCTGTGGGTGCAGGACTCGTTGGTGCCGACCCTGCAGACGTGGGCGACCGAGGTCCGCGAGGACGTCATTCCGGTACTGGTGGAGCTGTGGGCGTGGGTGCAGGAGTCGCTTGTCCCCGCGTTGCACGAAGCCTGGCGTGCGGTGGAGGAGCACATCATCCCCGTCTACGAGGGGATGGCGACCGAGTTCCGTGAGAACGTCGTGCCCGCGATCGACGACCTCGTGAACACCATCGACACCGTCACCGGTTCGTCAGAGGAAGCGTCGGGGTCGGGCAAGAACCTGGCGGACACGTTCAGGATCGCCGGGCAGATCCTCGCCGCTGCGGCGTGGGGGCCGGCGAAGGTCCGTGACATCCTCTACTCCATCGCCGACGCGGCCATGGCTGCGTGGCGGCAGATCGACCGGTTGATCGACAAGGTCGAGTCGTTCCCTGGTGGCGGCAGCCTCGGCGCGCTCACCGGGTTCGGTGGAGCGTTCGGGGCGTTCGACCGGGTCTTCGGCGCTTCCGGCGGTATCGCCACCCCCGGCGGGTTCGAGTACATGGCCGCCGGAGGCATGCCCCGGGCACGGGGGATCGACACGATCCCGGCGATGCTGTCGTCCCGCGAAATGGTCCTCACCCACGACGACCAACGGAACCTGCTCAACATGATCCGCCAGGGCGCCGGCGGCGGCACCCAGGCCGTCCACAACCACTACCACATCGCCGGGTCGGTGTGGTCCGAACGCGACCTCGTCGGGGTCATCAACCGGCAGGGCAAGCAGGGCACGAAGATCGCCCGGACCGCGGTGGCCGGCTGATGGCCCGCAAGGAAACGGTCGTCGAGTTCTCGCCCGGCACCGGCCCGTACGACACCCCGACATGGGTCGAGCTCACCGGCGGGGGCCCGCACGGCAACCGGCTCCGGTCCGCCGACTGGGCGTGGGGTCGCAGCGCGGACGACGACGACTTCCCGGCGGGCACCGCGACGATCGTCCTGACGAACCACGACCGGCTGTTCGACCCCGAGAACACCGCCGGCGACTACAGCGGTGACCTGACCCCGCGGGTCCCGTTCAGGATCACGACCAGCGACGGCGACGACGAGTTCTACGGGTTCGTGGACTCCGGCTGGGAGCAGACCTACCAGCACCCGGAGGACGGCTACTGCACCGTCGAGCTCGTCGACATGCTCGGCGTGATCGAGGGCTACACGCTCCCCGGGGTACTCGAGACCGCCGTCATGGCGCTCGACCCGGTCGGCTACTGGCCGCTCACCGATCCCGCCGCGCAGGATCTGACAGGCCGAAACCATGGGACGCTTGTCGAGGACCCGCAGGCCGGTGCTCCCGACCTGTTCCCGGGCGTGGGGTCATCGTTCGAGTTCGACGGCGAGTTCGAACGGGTCGACATCACCCGGTCCCCGATCGGGACGTTCGTCGACACCTGGCACTGCAGCGTCGTTGCCCTGTTCTCCACAGCGATCCCGGCTGAGGTGGCGTCGTCGCACCCGATCATCGTCTCGCTCGACGGGAACGTGGCCCAGTCCTCGAACCTGATGCACCTGTACGTCGACCTCGACGGGACCATCGCGTTCGACTACATCCAGGGCGGCGCCGGGTTCGCGTTGGCGTCCACGGTCGCTGCCGACGACGGCAAACCCCACGTCGTGTTCGCCCAATCGAACGCCGGCGAGGCGTTCGGGTACGGGATCGGGATCGACACCGCGACCCTCGAGGAGCTCAACGGCGGTGGCCCGGCCCTCCAGGGCGGCAACGGTGTCGCGATCGGTGGGACCCCCGGCGCCGCACGCGGGTACGACGACAACTACTTCCCCGGCCGGATCGGGCATGTCGCCATCTACGACGCCGTGCTCGACGAGCCCGACCGCCAGTCGATCCTCGACGCAGTCGACTGCTTGACCGGGCTCAGGTCCGACGAGCACGTCGACTGGGTCCTCGACCAGGTCGGTGTCCCCGCCGGGCTGCGCAGCCTCGACGAGGGCCGCTCGATCATGGGGCCCGCCCGGACCGCCGGCGAGAACGCTCTCGGGTACCTCCGCAAGATCGCCCGCACCGAGCAGGGCGCCCTGTACGTCGACCACCACGACGGCGGCAAGATCCGGTTCGTCGAGCGGTACGCGCCGTGGTTCGCCGCCCGGTCGACGGCGGTGCAGGCCGTGTTCTCCGATGACCCGGCCAACACCACCGCGGTGCGGGTCGAGCCCGGGTCGCTGGTCGTCGAGTCGAACGGGATCGAGACCGTCATCAACCAGACGACCGTCAGGTGGGTGGGCGGCGAAGAGACCGCCGAAGACTCCACGTCTGTCGCCGCGTACGGGCCGCGGGGCCGGTCGATCGACACCGTCGCCGGGAACCCGAACCAGGCGCTCAGCCTCGCCCAGTGGGTGAGCGCCCTGCAGTCCCAGCCCGCGGCCCGGGTGCGCGGGTTCGGGATCAACCCCGCCGCGGCCGAGGACGGGTTCCCTGCCTCCGTCGATCTCCGCCCGTTCGACCTGGTCACGTTCCGGTCCCAGCCGGCCGCCACCGGGACAGCGGTGACCAGGAACCTGCTGATCCAGGGCGGGCGCCACTGGGTCGAAGGCCTCAGCCGAGAGTCGACGTTCTTCACGTCGCAGACCCCCGACGACCTGCTGTCCCTGTTCATCCTCGGCACGTCGCTGCTCGACGGCACCGACGCGCTCGCCTACTAGGAGGCACCGTGGCCAAAACCAAGCGGCCTGACCTCGACGCCCTCGGTCGCCAGTACCGCGAGGCCCGAGACTCGATCGCCGTTCACCGCCGGGTACAGGCCGCCGCCGAGGTCGCCCACAGTCGCCTCGTCCGCCGGCTCGGCCCCGGTCGCCCCGACGTCGAGGAAGCGTTCGCGGCCGTCGGCCGTGCGCACGCCGACGTCCAGTGGTGCCGAGCCGTCACCATCGCCGCCGGCGAGGCGTACAAGGGTGTCCCGTTCGACCAGGTCCCCAACGGGCCAGTCGAAGCGCACCGCGCCCAGGCGCTCGCCGCGCTCGAGGCGGGCTGATGGCGTACGCCGACCTCGCCACGATCCAGGCCACCGACCCCGGCGACCCGCTCACGGCCGCCTGGTGCGACCAGGTCCGCGACAACGGCGAGTTCCTGATCGACCCGCCAGCCTGCTCGGTCAACCACTCCACCAACCAGAGCGTCCCGGACGAAACCGTGACCGCGCTGTTGGCCAACACGGAACAGTTCGACAACAACTCGATGCACTCCACGTCGTCGAACACGTCGCGGATCACGATCCAGACCGATGGCCGGTACCTGATCTTCGCCACGGTCCGCACGGGCAGCAACCAGACCGGGCACCGTCAGGTGCAGATCCGGGCCAACGGCGACCAGGTGAACAGCGCGTACAACATTGGCCGCCACGACGCCGCCGGCGACACCTCCACCGTCATCAGCGGGTCCCGTGCCCTGGTCCTCAGCGCTGGGGACTACGTCGAATGCACCCTCGAGCACAACGCCGGGATCGACGTGACCACCGCGCTCGAAGAGTTCGCCGCCTACTTCATGACGAGGTGACCCGATGACCGCACTCCTCGATGGGCGGCCGCCTGGCGTCGATGCCCGTTTCCGGCCCGGCAAGACGTTCACGTTCGACCTCGAGTGGCCTGCGGGCTACCTCGTCGGGCGCGCCCACACGGCCGAGCTCGGCGCCTCCGATCTGGCCGTCGCAGTCGATGGCGACACCATGACCGTCACCGCGTCCGCGGCGCAGACGACCGCGGCCGGGACCGGCGCACACACGTTCGTGATCACCGACACGACCGACGGCGCCACCGAACCGGTGATCGTCGGCACGTGGGAAGGCCGGATGGACGCCGCCACGGCAGGCTCCGCCACGGCCGAGGTGTCGACGTCGTCCGGCACGGTCACCGTCACGGTCGCCGGCTCCCGCGGCCGGTTCGTGCGCCCGGTCGTGTCGGTCGAAGAGGGCTGGCTCGACCTGCTCTCGCAACGCAAGGCCGCCGCTTCGGACCGGCTGTTCCGTGCCGTCGCGATGTGCGACAGCCTCGGCGCCGGCTACTACGCGTCCAACTTCCTGACCGGCAGCTACCCGGCCCTGATCGCCCAGGCGCTGCAGGACGAGCTCGGCGACGGCGGCTCAGGGTGGATCGACTCGGCGTGGCAGCAGTTCTTCTTCCTGCCGGCAGCGTCCGGGCAGGTCACCGTCACCGGTGCGTGGACCGGTGTCGGGGGAGGCCCGAACCACAGTCTCCAGCGGCCTACCGCCGCCGGGAACGGCGCGACGATCACGTCCCCGTTCCGTGGCACGACCCTCGACATGGTGCAGCGCCGCGGGTCCGGGTTCGGGTCGTGGACCTACAGCATCGACGGCGCCAGCGCGGTCACCGTGTCCGCGGCGAACGCGACCGCCGACATCCACACCACGACCGTCACCGGGCTCGCTCCCGGCGACCACACGGTCACCCGCACCGCCACGGCAGGCG